GCTGGGCACCCGGCAACGGGTGAAAAGATGTGCTGAACTTATAGGAAACTATAAGAGCTGGGAGATAAAAAGCTCTCAGGATAACATAATTGAACCGCTGTAACGTACTATTGCTTGATGAGTACCGATTAATATCAAAAACAACTATTGATACAGTGCTCCGTAAATTCTTAACTCTTAGGCGTATGCCAAAATACGAAGAGTTGACAGACGAAGAGAGAAAGCGTGAGTACGACAAGGAAAAGAATCTGACGATGTATTTGAGTTCAGCCTATTGGAAGAATCACTGGTCATACTCAAAGTGCGTAGACACATTCAACGCTATGTTGGAACAGGACTCGCATAAGTTTGTTTGCGGATTTCCCTATCAGCTATCAATAGAAGAAGGATTGCTTGACCCCGAATTGGTTAAGGACGATATGTCTGAATCTGATTTTAGCGAGGTCAAGTTCTCAATGGAGATGGAAGCTTTGTTCTTTGGCTCCGACGACGGAGCATTTTTCGATTTCGACTCCGTATCGAAGAACAGGCATATAAACTTCCCCATGCTTCCCGACGAGATATCATCAAAATTGGTTGGCGCTTCGCAGGTTAGAATTCCACACAAACAAAATGGTGAAGTTAGAATTCTTTCTGCTGATATCGCGCTAATGTCCAGTAAGAAGAATAACAACGACGCGACGGCGATTTTTATTAATCAGCTTATCCCCACGAAAGCTCGTCGCTATATTAACAATATCGTATATACAAACGCATATGAGGGTTTGCGCACAGACGAGCAGGCGTTAATTATCCGAAAATTATTCGACGAATACGAATGTGATTATTTAGTGCTTGATACACAAGGCGTAGGATTGGGCACATTTGACGCACTGGCTTGTGATATTGTAGACCCAGAGACCGGAGAAATATATCCCGCCATTTCTTGTTGCAACGACAGCACTATGGCAGAAAGATGTACTGTTCGTGGAGCAGACAAGGTAATTTGGTCAATTAAGGCTAGTGCCAAGTTTAACTCGGATGCAGCTTTTAGATTGAGGGAAGCGTTTAGAACTGGAAGGATTAGGTTGCTTGTTTCAGAGTATGAAATGGACAAGTATCTCGAATCGTTGAAAGGATTTAAGTCACTATCAAAAGAGGAGAAGCTTGAATTTCAAAATCCATATGTTCAAACAACCATGCTGATTTTGGAGTTAAAAAACTTACAACACGAAGAATCAAACGGCAATGTTCGTATATACGAAAAGTCTGGGATGCGTAAAGACCGCTATTCCAGTTTAGCATACAACTATTATGTGGCTACACAAATTGAAAATAAGATGAATAGGCGGACGAGTCTGGAAGACCAACCGTCAGAGTCGTTCATTATTAAGCCACCACAATACAAAGGAAAGGCGGTGAATAACAGATATGGCATCAACAGAGGATGGTATTAAAACAACCAAGCAATCAGACTGGAGCAATCCAAAGGATTTTATCGGGATTAGCAGTAAGTTCGCTATCTTGAACAAACTAATTACAAGAGATTTGAATAACTACAGAAACGCACCTACGTTTACTCTGTACAACAAGGACAACATTACAGAGTACTTATCGAACCCCTATCAGTATGAGAAACAACTGCGTAGAGCTATTACATACATATACGGAGCTAGCCCTCACTTCAGAAGATTGATTCAATATTTTGTTGGGCTGTCCGATTTGTCCTATATTGTTTCACCGTATAGAATCGACCCAAGGAAAGCAAACGTAAAAACTACAAATAATAATTACAGGAAAGTATTAAACAGTTTGTCGTCTATGAATATCAAGACCCAGTTCCCGAAGGTACTAACGGTATGTCTCAGGGAGGACGTTTGTTTTCTAACGTTATGGATAACTCCAGACAGTATCACGCTCCAGCAACTTCCCAGCGACTATTGTGCGATTTCCTCGATAGAAGGGAATGTTTTGAATGTTACATTCGATTTTTCGTATTTTGATTCCCGACAGAATTTGATTGATTATTTCCCGCCGGAATTTAAAACTAAGTATGAACTTTATCAAAAAGAACGTCTTACCAGATGGATTGAGTTAGACTCTCCAAATTCGTTTGCAATCAAATGTAACAATGATATACTTGAATACGCTCTTCCCCCATTTGCTGGTCTTCTTCGTGAGATTTACGATATCGAAGATTATAGACAAATGAAGTTGGCGAAAACGGCATTGGAAAATTATGCGATGATTTCAATGACGTTGCCAATGGACAAGAACGGAGATTGGGGAATTGATTTAGACAAGGCAAAAGATTTCTGGCGCAATCTGGATAATGTATTGCCGGAAGAGGTCGGCTCTGTGCTTACGCCGATGCCGCTTGAAAAGATTAGTTTCGAGAGGTCTAACACTGGCGACACTGATACCATTGCACAAGCAGAGGAAAATTTGTTCACTGCTGCTGGTGTTTCGTCTCTGCTGTTTAATAATAGCAAAGCAAGCGCAAACGCATTGCTTCTTGCTATAAAGAATGACCAATCTATTACATTTGGAATCGTGAAGAGTATCGAGGATGCGGTTAATAGGTTTATTCAGGCGCAAAATTATGGTAAGAATTTCAAGGTAACTTTCCTTGATGTTTCTCCATATAATCGCAAGGAAGCCGGAGACGCATATTTGAAAGCGGCTCAATGCGGGCTTCCCACTATTTCTATGTATTCCGCATCTCAGGGGCTCGGTCAGGCAGAGCTTGATGCTATGAGCTTCTTAGAGGGACAGGTGCTTGGCTTGCAGGATTTGTTTAGACCGATTCAGAGTTCATCTCAAATGAGTTCCGATGCATTGCAGAGTAAGGGCGCTACAGACGAAGGTGGTGCTCCAGAAAAAGAAGCTGGAGAGCTAACTGACAGTGGAGAACAAAGCCGTGAACAAGGCGATGATTGGGGCTGATAGAACGTGAAGTTTATTTATGTATTTGATAGCTCTGACAAAGAGCGCCTTGTGAAGTCTGGATATAAGCTGTTAAAAGAAGATAATACAAACTCAATATATGTATTTGAATCGAACACAGAACTATCCTTTGCGGAACAAGGCATAGAAAAATACGTTTTTTCAAATGTACTGACATTTTAATATTTGGGTTTGTCGGATAAACACCGACCACCCAATAAACAGCGGTTGCTCGACTATAATGGGCAACCGTCTAATTTTAGACGGAGGTGATTTTGTTTGGGTATTTTGATGAGCATACCGTTCGACTGTGCGTCTATTTCTGAAGTTAAGGATATCAATTCGTCTTTTGCCTCTGGTACATTAAAAGTTATGTATTTGGGCAAGAACAGAAACGGGTCTCATTTTTCTAAAGCTGCTGTCGAAAACGCACTTCCGTCTCTCTATAATGTTCCAATCGTGTGCCACTGGGACGAAGAAGCTGGAACTATTGGCGGACATGATATGACTGTTGTAAAAGACGAAGACGGTGGGTTCAGGATGAAGAATCTAACAGAGCCTTGCGGTGTTGTGCCGGAGCACGCCAAGTTTTATTTCAATACTGAATGCGATGCAGACGGAGCCGAACACGAGTATCTGATAATCAAAGACGTTATTATTTGGAAGCGTCAAGACGTGTGCAGACATATCGTTAAAGATTTAGACGGAGTGGTCAAACATTCGATGGAAGTTACAGTGCTTGATAGCTCCACAACTCCAGATGGATATTTAGATATAACTAAGTTTGAATTTACCGCGCTGTGTCTGCTGGAAAATTGTGAGCCTTGCTTCCAAGGCAGTGAACTTGAGTTATATTCCGCGAACAGCTTTAAACAAAAGATGGAACAGATGATGCACGAGTTAAAGAAATACTTTAATATGGTTGGCACTTCGCAAGAAGTTGACAATATACACCCACAAAAATTCTCGACGGAAGGAGGAAGTGAAGTATTGGAAAAGAAAATGGAATTGGTCGCCCAGTATGGCATTGACGTAGAGTCTCTTGATTTTTCTATCGAAGATTTTACGGAGGAAGAGCTTAAAGAAAAGTTCGAAGCAATGAAGAATGCTGACGCCGATAAAGACCCAGAGCAGGTTGAAGAAGAGCAAAAAGAGGCAGACGACGATAAGGAGCAGGAAGATTTTGCTCTTACGAGTACTGTAGTGGACGAACTCTTCAGAAAACTTGACGAAGTTACTATCGAGCGTGAGTGGGGCGAATGCGCACGCTATTGGTATGCTGACTGCGATTTTGAGCTCGGTCAGGTTTACTGCTGGGATACTGTAGATTGGCTGCTTTACGGCTTTGAATATACAGTTGAAGGTGACTCTGTAACTATTGATTTCGAGAGCAAGAAGCGCAAGAAGTATACAATCGTTGATTTCGATGAGGGCGCTCAAGATTCGCCATTTGCAGAGATGTTTGCAAAGCTTGAGCAAAAGCTGCATGACTCTGCTGAATGGGAGGCTAGATACAATACTGCCTCTGACAAGATTACCAATATGGAGACTGAGCTTGATACTCTCCGTAAATTCAAGAATGATATCGAGACAGAGAATATGAAGGCTGAGCGCGAAGCTGTGTTTGCCAAATTTAATAAGCTGGATGGCGTTGAAGCATTTGAAGCACTGCGTGCAGATATGCTCAAATACGACGTCGAAACTCTGGAAGATAAGTGTTATGCGATTCTCGGCAGGATGAATTCTCCAGTAAAATTCTCTCTTGAAACAAAGAGTCCTAAGCTTCCAGTCGGAAAGCCCGAAGTAGCAGATGAGCCTTACGGTGGTATTTTCGCCCAGTAT